CATTCCTTTCGTGTAAAATACCTTTGGCGCAAGTCCGCAATGAAGTGGTTGCGGATAGAACGATTTGTCTTCGTCTCCGTATTTCCAATACCGCACATTCCAAAAAGATACGTTCGGGTTATAGTGCTCTGTGTCATTCCAAAAACTTATAAAGTAGAAATATGACGCGCTGCTTGTCAATGCCTCAAGGTCTTTCCTCTCAAATCCATCCTCAAACACCTCGTCCATATCAAGACACAAGCAGTAATCTGGTTTGTATCTCGGAAGGACGCTCTTCACAAAATCCTCTTTTATCTTATTCTGTGCTTTTCCCCACTCTCTATTGTCAACGATGGAATCAAATCCATATTTGTGTATTAAGGCATCTTCTTTTTCGGTAGTGTTATTCTTCACTATAATCACCTCATCGCATAGACGCTTAAACTCCTTAAGTGTGTTTTCGAGGTACTTGTCTGCTTCTCCTGGACCACATACTCCATAGCCAACTATTCTCATTTTCTTGTTACTCTCCTCATAAATGAATCCATATCAGACTTGCTTGCTGGATTAAGTCGTCCCGATTTTATTTCCTGTTCTATTGCTCCCCTCAAATACGAATCTATCTTACCAGCAACCCTAGGATTCACTTCTTCGACTCTTTTTGTAAAGTCTGTGTTTTCAAGAAAACCACGCAAACTCTCTTGCAGTTGTCTTTTTTGCCTCGAACTTATAATGTTCTCGCTTGTCTCCATTCTGTCGAGAACGAACTCCGCCTGTTCTTTTGCTTCCAAGAGTTCCGTATTTTCTTTGCTTTCAACAAGCCCCCTCTTTAGTTCATCTGGGATTGACGCATTTATTTCGTCTATTTTTTTTTGTGCGTTTTTATCCATGTTATTTAGCCCAATTCGGTCTTTCTATATTATCTCCTTCAAGCGATGACCACTCGGTATTCTTTGGAACCTCCTTTCTTTGTTTTGCAATTTCAAGTTCTTCCCCAAACGCTTTCTTGTGTGCTTTTTGGAAGTCAATCCTCGCTTTTGCCAACTTTGTGTGGAGTGTTTTTGGTACCTTGACGCCTTCCTTTATGTACTCGTTCATTTGTGTCTGAATCTCGTTTATGGAAACTTTTGACGGTTTTATGATTTCGTCAAATTTTTTCCCGTCAGAAACTCCGACAAGTTCATAAAACTTTCCAGTAAGGGACGCTTCTCTTTCTTCCATTGCGAATATCTCACCATTCTTTTTTTTGTAGAAAAATGTTTTAGCCATAATGTTTATGGTGTGCAGTAACCCGATGACCGTAGGAGGAACCTGGTTGTCCTCCCACAGTCACCAGATAGGACTGTGGGTTCAATACTACGACGTTGTCGCCGTGTTTGAAGCGTTCACAAGAACTGCCGCCTTGTCCCGAATCTCTGCTACACCATACATGATGTCCGCTACGGTAAGAGTACCAAGATTGCGAAGTGCATTCTCGGACTGAATCCTTACCTTGCTTCCACCTGGAGTAGTAAGAGCATACCCAAACGCTTCAGGAAGCGCAAGCAGGTTGCGATAGGTTCCAAGTGCGGAAACGATGTTCGTGCTTGTGTAAATAGGAAGCCCATACAAAGCACCAACAAGTCCACGCGAGAAATCCATCGAGCCAAAGTTACCAGAACGCACGATAGACGGGTTTGCACCAATCTGCGATGCGTCATAATATTTGGCGATACCAGCAAGTTGCAACCAAAATACATTCGGATGGACAAACCAAGCCGCACGTCTCATGACATCAAAGTTGTCGTCTACCAATCTTGCGATTGCAGTACGAACTTCGAGGTCAGTAAGAACGGTAGCCGTGTCGCCAGACGCGGTATTTCCTGTCAAACCAGACCACAACGCGAGAATAGCATCTTCGAGAGCGTCCGCGAGCGAGCCACCCATTTTCTTTGCGTATGTTCCAGCGAAATCAAAAGACTTCAAAAGAAGTTGCTTGTGAAAATCGCCAAGAATAGTCGCAATGTACTTATGTGTGTCAAGCGTGAGCGTAACGTCTGCTTGTGCTGGACCTTCCGTTGTGATTTCTGCACCCTGCGTGCCTTGCGTCTGCACCGTGAACGAGTTTGTATACACGTCCAAGATGTGAGCAATGTCTCCACCCATAGCATCGAAATACGGAGTGAGGTTCGTGAAGAAGTTTGCCGCAACGGTCGCCGCAAACATTTCCTCAAGTACCATCGGTGTCCAGATTTCGTTAATTCGAGGGTCTAAGTCTGTTTTGATGAACGGGTCTGTAGTTACTGCCATACTTATTAGATGTTTGAATTACTGCCACCACCCTTAATGAACGTTTCGTAATTCGCTTTTCGTTCGTCCGATGACATTTGCGCCCAAGTTTTACCTTTGACGGTCTGTGTCCCAGATGATGGTGTCGGAGTATTCTGTTCGACCTTTGCCTTCTGTCGTTCCACTTCTATTGCCGATTTAATAAGTGGGTCGTCTGCAATTTCGGAAATAGGAACACTCATTCTCTTTGCGTACTTACGAAGCGTAAGCAGTTCAGAGTCGGAATATCCTTTCGCGCGCATTTCGAGTACCGTCTCAATATCGTCAGAAGAAGCTTTCGTTTCAGTAGGTTGAGTAACAGGTTTATCCTCTTTTTTTTCAATCGTCTGTGTATCGGGATGTGTCTTCTTGTATTCTTCATACTCCGAATTCACTTTCTGATACTTCTCTCGGTAGTGTTTTTTCTGCGCTACCACAGTTTGAAGATTCTTTTTCAAATCCTCGTCCTCGATAAGGGTGTCGTCTATAACAACTTCCTTTTCAAGGTCTTTTTCATTTTCCATAGTTTTGTCTATTTGTTGATTGATTCGACCTTTGGTCGGGTGTTTTCTCACCCACGTCGGTGTTTAATGAGCTTTTCCGTCAGCTCGCAACTCTATATAAACTGATTTTTTCCCTTAGAGTCTTTCTTTTTCATAACAAGTTGTATTCTGTCAATAATTTCATCGCTTATAACTTTTGATGCTTGTTTCTTCGATTCAAGGTTGTCTTGGGTGAGTGTTTCTGGGTCAAACATACTTGCTATTAACCTTTCTAAATAATCAACAAGAAGTTTCCCATATTGGTTTTTGTTTAGTGCCTCAAAAAGCTTCTTATCATTTTCTGTTATTTTCATATAGTTTTTGTGGTTTCTCTCATTGTTGGCGACTGTGTGCTTTTGTTTTGTGCCGCTATTGAACCACCTTGCATCATTTCCTCTTGAGACATCGGGGACGATTCTATTTCTTCCTCCATAAGTTCTAAGTCAACCGGAGATACGCCTGCATATTGCAATGATTTAAATAACATCGTTCGTGTTCCCCTATTTTGGAGTATCGCTGGATTTGACGCAACGAGTTGCATCGCGGTCATAAGCGAAGTTTGTATCGTTTGTGTATCAAGTTGTTCTCCAGTAATGTTGATGTCGAATACATATTTAGCGTTATCATAGTAGTCGCTTGGAATATCAATGCCTACATTTTTGTTTGACTTTATTGATTTTGTCGTTGCCTCTTCCCATAGTCCAACCATATCTTGCGTCGGTAGCGTTCCAAATTTTAAGATATACTTTAGTATCGTGCTATTCGTAAGTTGCTTTGCTTTCAGTCTTATAAACTTACTAACGCCGTCTGCCGTTGAAAGAAGCGTAAGCGTGTGCCGTTCTCTGCTGTCTTTCTTAAAAGACGGAATAATATCCTCAAGAAAGATTTTCTTCCAAAATAAGCCAGCGTTCTCTTTCTTCTTTTCAAAATAGGAGATAAGCATTGATGCCTGAATGTTTGCTACGCCAAGTGGAGTTCTTGACGGTAGGTTTTCTCCTTTAGATATATCAGATGTAAATGTCTTTGACGTTGTGTTCTGTGCCCATCTATTTCTTGTATTGTTGTATGCAGATAGGTCAGAGTTATCTTTCGGAAGCGTGGCTATTTCAGTTCCCGTTGCGAGAAAGTCCCCATTATCTATGTCTTCAAATACATTGCGTCCTCCTATGTTTTCGTCTCTGGTGTACCACACCTGTAATGCCTTAAAGAACAACGCTTTCCGTTCCATATTTTCCGCTTCATTTTCCGCTATTTGGTTGTCGAAAAGATACTCAACAAAACCCATTCCAAGTCTTCGCCCAGGAACATTCTCCCATTTCAACTCTCTATATGGAAGTTCGTTTGTTTCGTCTTCGTGTAGAATCGTCGCTGGAACCCAATCATTTTCTGAATTTATCAACGCTTCTGTGCCGCGAACAAGTCTGTCTCCTTTCTTATAATCCCAAACACCAGATTTGAATGTTCTTTTCCATTTCTTTCCAGTAGATTCGGTGTTGTAATCATAACACTCATAAATAAGATATTTTGCTTTTTTATCTTTCAACAACTCATCAACCAATTTCTTGTTCCATCCCATATCCATTATCTCCCTTGCCGTCATCAGGAGTGGTTCGTAAATCCATGTGTCAGTTTCAAGAGACTGCGAAGACGGGTCAAAACGAAGGTTGCTTATGTTTACTTTTTTCCACCCGTTTTTCGTCTTTTTAATAAAAACGTGTCCGTATTTTGGGTAGTCTTCGTTTACTTCATTAAAAATTACACCAAAGTTGTGTTCCTTGAGCCATTGTTTTAGGTCGTGTTGCATAAGCCACACGCTCCATTCGTTTCCCGATACCGTTGGATATAAAAGTACGTCTTTCGTATCTACGTCGGTAAACTTATTTGCAACCTCGCACGCTGGTTTTGAGATATTATAGAAAAACTTTTTATTTCCCTTCTCGTCAAAGTCTCCACTCTCAAACTTCCCGTTGTAGTATAGGTCTATTCTCTTTAGTGTGGCAACGTGGTTGTGGTTATACCCACCAGGCATTTCTACATTCCCATAAAACGTACCTATGTTGCTCCGCGTATATTTATCTTCCATTATATGAATTGATATTTCTTTTGTTTTGTGGCTTTTTTGTCTTCAAGAAGTTTTTTTAGTGCGTTTTCCTCTTTTGTTACTGGTTTTACGTTGAAATAAGCAAGCATGAGTGCGATAACGTTGTCGTCATGATATCCGCTTTGCGCTCCAGCACCCTTTTTCTGCGCCTCATCGGAATACACAAACACTTTCATTTCTTCGTGTGTTATCCTATCCCTTATTATAACATATTTTTTAGCGAGCAGTGCGTTGAAGTTTTCTATGAGTAGTGCCTTGGAAGAAAAGTTTGTTTGGAACCCAAGCTTTTTAAGGTATTTCTGTTCTCTGTAGTTGAAAATCTCTCGTTCGTATATGTTGTCGTATTGTTTCTTTACTGACTCTATGACCGCAGTACCAGAGGCGTTGGTTTCTATGACGAGAAGCGGCTTTCTTTTAAGTGAATACATCATCGCTAACTGCATAATCTTCTGTATTTGCACGTTTACTGGTACAAATTCGTTGTACGAGGCGACCTCTTCTCCCGTGTCCTTATCTACCACCTTTATCGAACACGGGTCAACAGCACCCTCTGAACTGTCAACGCCAATCTGGTAGTCGTGAACTTTTGGTTCGGCATATATCTTTATTCCATCAAATTCTCGTATTGGTTTTTTGATGTAGAACGCCTGTTGTTTTATGTAGTCTTCTGCGAACACCCCACCCTCAACAAGCGAATCTGGAGACCACTCACCATACACGTATTTCTTTACATATCTCTCTGGTTTTGCAAGTTCCGATTGTATAAACTGTTCAGAAAGATTGCCCCTATTGTCTAACATAGATGTTTCTATGAGGTGGGTCATTGGACGTGGGTGTACTTTGAAGAAATCATATCCCCAGAAGTTTGCGGGGTTTGTCGTCATATTGAATTGGTTAAACGTATACAGTCCGCACGTTTGGCAGATTTCGTATAGTGGTAGTTTGTTCTCGTCTCTTTTTACTATCACCTCTCCCATAAGTTCGTTTGTCCCGTGTTTACATTGTCTCCCCCTGACGCGCGAGTTCAACGCCTCAAACACGCTTTCCTCAATTTCCTCCAACTGGTCTATGAATACAAACCCAAAGTTATGCGATTTAATCGTCTGTATTGCTTTCTTTAGGTCCTCTCCGCCAGACGCAAGAGAATCAAGTCCAAAGAATACCGCTTCCGTACCATTGCTAAATACAAGTTTCCCGTCTCCCACCCTATGTTCGTATATCCCCCCGGGACACACATCGGCAAAATCCTTCATAAACGTCTCCGAGGCGTTTCCTTTCGTTTTTCTTCCTATCATAATTCTAGTCCCAGGAAACCATTGGGTAATGAGAATGAACTTAACTATAAATCCGAGCGTTTTTCCTGAATTGTGATGTATTACTCCATTAGCGAGATAATTGTTTGTACCAAAGACGTGCATATCATAGAAGTTATCGAACGAGTGGTATCGCACTTGCACTGACTCTTTGTTTATGCTATCATTGTTATATGAAATATAAATCTTTGTTAGAAAAGTACGCAAACGGTCAAAGAAGTTCAACTGAAATAGCGACGTTGTGTGGGATGAGTCCGAAATATGTTCAGAAACTTCTCCTTCGTTATAATCTACCGCGTCTTCGCGTTGGTGGAATGATTGGTGAAAAGAACCAGTTTTGGCACGGTGGTCGTACCTTAGAGAAGGGTCGTTATTATCTTGTAAAAGTACCGAACCATCCTCATAAAAATTCCCACGGATATGTTCGTGAACACCGATTGGTTGTAGAAAAACACTTGGGGAGATACCTAAAGCCGAAAGAAGTCGTAGACCATATAAACGGAAATACTCTCGACAATCGTATAGAAAACTTACGAGTTTTTCCAAATAACGCAGAACACCTACGGACAACATTGAAAGGAAAGATACCGAAGTGGACAAAAGAGGGATTTGAGAATATGATAAAAAATGGTCGTCGTTTGCAAGCTCGCCTACACGAACAAAACCGTTCTTAGTGAGTACCTTATGGTTTTCAGTAGCAATAAACGACGCGTCACCAGAATGTACCTCATATAGGTGCGTTTTTTGATACTTAACAGGAACAGAGGCGAACGCTTTAACCATTTTATACCCATTCCACGAGTACACTTTTAATGGTCTTTTTATGTCTTTTATCTTTATTTTCTCGTTTGTGTCAGCATCAACAACTTCTGTGTCTCCATGAACACACGCCATACCCCCCGAAACAAGAGAAAACCTATCCTTGTTATTAACAAATTCTATCTGTTTCTTGCTTAATTTAATTCCTCCAAATTCCTTTATAATAATCCTCCCATCCAACCAGTCTTTCCCCTGTTGTACCATTTCGTCTATGTAGGATTGTGGCAATAAATTAGTTATCATATGTCTGTGTATAGTTTTATAACTTCAAGTATAGAAATCTTCCTATATCCATTAAAATAACAACCAAATCGAGTTCCTATATGAAAAGAATCTCCGCAAAAGAAAGAAGTCCTTGTATTGATAATATCCCTCGCCGTCGCGTTATCCCCGAAGCAACTTCTGGTAACGGGGTCAAGCCCATCAATAGACCTTATTATGTCCCCGATTGATGTAAACTCCTTTATATTAAAAACGCGCAGATGCCTTTTCGGATGTATCTCTGTAAGTATATCGTCAAAAAATTGTGCAACTCTATAATACATAATCATTAGTGTTCGTATTCGTCTCCATCTTCTTCGCTGTCGGCAATAAATCCAATCGCGGGATTTAATTGTGTTTTTGTCTGTTCCACCCATTCCTTGTCAATCCAAGCGGAATGAATCTCCGTTTTCTTTTCTTTTCGTAATGCTTCCTTTAACGAAGATGCCATAACGTATTTCTGTACTATATACTGTACCTTATTTTCCTTTTTCATATTTTTCGATAATCCACGAACTCGACTGTATCTTGTCTCCGCCAACACCAAACACCATGTCGATTCCAAGTCTTTCGCACGTCTCTTTCTCCGGTATGTTCTCAAGAGTCCTATCTCCTCCCTTTGCGAATATGTCTGGTTTCAGCAACTCCAATGTCTCGCAAACAGTCATATCCTTATCTATCGCCATAAATACCTCGTCAACGCCATCAATCGCAAACAATATCTCTTTCCTTTCTTCAAACGGCATAAATGCCTTTCCTTTCTTTTTAACAAGAAATTCATCTGAATTAAGAATAACAATAAGATAGTCTCCTAGTTTTGCGGCTTCCTGTATATATCTCACGTGCCCAATGTGTATTGGGTCGAATCCTCCTGAAACGCAAACTGTTTTTATGTTTTTCATATCGTAATGTAATTAAAGTATTTGGTGATTTTTGTGGGGAGGATAATATATAGTACCATTCCCACATCGCATTGGGTGGCTCCCCCACCCCCCCCAGTCGTACATTGTATCAATGATATCTGTTATAGTCCGTAATGTTTTTGTGGCATGCTTCGCAGAGTAGCATTAGGTCATAATAGGTTATGTCTTTTCCGTATCTTTTGTGGTGGATGTCTAAATCTTTTGTTTCTTTTTTGCATTCCTCGCACATCAATGCTCCTAGTTCTTTCTCTTTTAAGTAAAGAATGTATGTGCGCAGTGCGAGTATATCCCTTTGCAGTAGCATTCTTTCTTCAAATGTTATTCCACTTTCTTTATAGTTCATGTGTTCTTTTCATTTACTTGGGTACGATACGGGACAATTCCATTGATTTTCGCCTACGACAATGTGCTTTCCTACAATAATTATTACAATATTCACGTCTATATGTGCGCTTTAATGGTGGGTTTTTGCCACAATATCCGCACTTCTCCGTTATTATATCCTTTCGTAGTGTCATTTGATGTAGGTTTTATGGTGTTTTATTGTATTTGGGTACGGAACGGGGTATATTCACTAAAAATATCGCTTGAAATTGAGTTGTGTGGGGTTTTTATTGTATCGGTATACATATAATACTAGTGTAATAACCTTGATTTTACCTCATGTACCCACTTAATCATACAGTATCATTATTATCCTCTTGAGTAGTAGAGTTTGTAAGTGGGTTTTCTATGTCTATACTTATAGGGTCTATTTTGATAGTGGGTTCCTTGTTGTCTATCCTTTCAACAGTGATATTTAATATAGGTGTGTTTTGTGTGCGTTCGTTGTCGTGGGCTAGGATATCGGGATACTTATCGAGGACGCTCCGTATCGCCTTGTACTTTGATGACATATCTTTATCCTGAGTGATTATCTTTTCATATTCCTGCAGTAATCCTTCTATTGAAAAGTATTTGTCAGTGGGAATATCCTCCTGCATATATTGGAGTAGTCTCTTTTCTATCATCTTATTCATGTGTGCGTGTTTTGAGTGGGCGGTTGTTTTTGCATATCCGGCTTTTATCATTGCTTCTTCTTTTGTTTTTGTGTGCGGCAATAGTGTGATGAGTTTGTCTACTCTATCGGGAGCTTTTAGGTGTACTTTTCTCGTGGTTTTCATGTACTTATTATACCATAAAAAAGTATGATGCTTTTCGGTGGGGTTTTATGCGTCTTGGTATGTTTTCTCCTCGTGTGGGTCAATTTTGAGCGTTGTTTTTTGTGGGTTTTGCCTATAATTGACGGTTTTAGGCGTTTATTGCGTTTTGTAAATGTGGGGGATAACTTTGCCCTATTGCATTATGCCGTGAGTGTGCTTTGATATGTATGTACCTTGAATCGTTTTTTCTATTTTCCCCCCGCGTGCTGCTGCCGGTATCCGACATGGAACGTATGCGGTGAGTGCGTTATCGCACAATATAAGCACAATTTTTATAAATTGGGGGGAGAATAGAGGAAGCGACAAAGGTCGAAACAATAAACAAAAAAATGGAAGAAAATATAAAAGAATATTCCGAGAACTTTGTAAAAAGATTAGGAAAGTTTATCGGAGAAGAAGCGGGAATTGCTTTCGATATGGGTATATCGGAAGACGAAAGAAGGGCAATACACGCGAGAGCGTTTCAGCTTTTAGGAAGGAACGCGGACACTCTTCAAAAGAAAGCAAAAAAGATATGAACATTAAACCCTACAAGCCAGAAGAAAAGGAATTAAGCCGTACTATGGAGGCATTTGGCTCCATTGTGGCGGTGTCGTTGATATTCGGGTGGGCGATATTCACGTTGTGCGTTTTGTAAAGGTCGTTTAATCATTTAAGATATGAAACAATTAAAAGGAGAAAAATATATATATGCACTGATGGCAATAGAATTGTGCGAAATCGAAAAGAAAAAAGGAAATTCGTTGTGTGTTGTTGGAAACGATAACCGTATGGTTGGTGGTTATAACTTCGAGCGTAAATTTTCTATTGGAGAATATGAGGGTCAAAAATATCTAAGGGAAATAAAATCATCACCGCACTGTGCTGATTATGAAAGATTTTTCGATTATAACGTGTATGATAGCAATATAGCAATTCACGAGCCGACAAATTGGAAACATTAAAAAAACGGTTGCGATGATTTATCCTATGCAGAAAAAGCAGATTTATGCGGAAGATTTACAGAAATGCTTGATAATATTTAGCCATTCCCTCCGCACCTTTGCCGAGTGGCGCAAGGGTTCGGAGATGAGCGGCTAACGCTCACGGGTATCGAAACCCGAAACGCCTGCAATCCCTGCATGCGGGTACATTAAAAAATGAATAATTTGCATGCTATAGATGTGAAATATCTACCAGCTACTAATTCAAGGAGCAGTAGAGTTAAAATATATTCTCAAAGGTTCGGGAGTGGCATTGTTATTCCGTATGATTATGCACTGAATTCAATAGAAGAAATGGCAGAAAACGCTTTGATTGTTCGAGGGTTCAATTTGATTGGGGTGGCAGAGGTTAGGGGTGGAAGTATTTTATTGAGTGACACATTCAAAAAGATAGAAAAAAAGATAGCTGTGTGTCCGTATTGCAACGACGATGAAGACACGACAAAAGCAGACAGTAGGGTTCTTTCTAATGGTCTTTGCGTGTATCATAACTTTCATAACGGTAAAAATACTATAAAATAACCATGAAATATAGAAAATCAAACACAAGAAAGTTACCATGCGAAATATGCGGCGCAAACAATGGCACAAGGCATCGAGTGGCGTGTAGGTGGGCGTACATACCGCGAATGAGTAAAAAAGCGCGAGTAACACGCATGACGCTACGGGATAAATTAAAAGCCATACAAGAAATACTAAAATCATGAAACTATACGCAACAACGACAAGCGAAAGGGCAAGTAAAGGACAGGGTGGAAATGAGTATCTATATATTAAAGTTATGGTAAGAGATGGAGATAAGGATATAGAGTTGGCAGATTTTTATGTTCACGAAACTATAACAGACTTTGAGATTATAGATAATCATAAATGCGAAGTAATTGCAAAAGTATTGAAACTAGAGAGAAACAAAAAAGGCAAAAGTCAAAAAGGGGACTATATTGATGTTTTGGAAGCGCATAAAAGAAACGCTGACATAAACAACATAAGATAAAACCCAAAAAGAGAAAAGCCGTACATCAGGGAGTGCGGTTTTTTTGTTATAACACTATGAAAATACAACAATTAAAAATAATGCTTTGTGGTGTGGGTTTTACGCCAGATGAGGCGGAGAATATGCAACGCTTCGGGTTCCGCTTCGCACTTCGGAGATATCATGGGGCGATGAGGTGGGATAAAACCACCACACATAGGCGAGGAACGGCAAAAATAGACATCGGACGGGGCACGGAAAACGGAACATTGAGTTGTGCATAACTCAGCTTGCAATTATCATAGAAGTATGCTTACATGAGTATGTATAAAGGTCGAACATTATTTATATATGAAAACATTTAAAGTGGGTCAAAAGGTTAGGTGGGATGGAGAGTGCGATGGTATTAAGGGTAAAGGAAGAATATTTACTGTTGATTCTGTACTTTCTTATGGAAGAATACGCGAAATTTACCTTGGTGAGTCTATGGTTGACGGATATGGACGGAAAAAAGAAGGTAAACTTGGATATTATTGGTACGTTTGTGAACACGATTCCGAATTTACTGTCGTTGAAGAAAAGAGTGGTTGTTGGTTTGAGGTGGGAGATAAAGTAAAAATAATAAGTAAGAGCATCGGGGTTTTTCTAAAAGACAGCGACGTATATAACGATAAAACTTCGCAAGAAAAAGGATATTGGATTGTAGAAAAAATAATAGGAAATAGTTCTGGCACAGACTACGATAACTGTATTTGTGTTGGTAGGGTTAGTGGGAGGGACAAAAACGGTGGAGATTTTTTTGCACCAATAGACCTTGAACTTGTTATCGAAAAACAGAACGATTGTTTAGTTAATACAAGTAATATTATCGGAATAATGAATTCGCTTATCCAGGAAAAACCACGTTACTATAACTTTCCAACGGTAGCAATTCCAAATGTTAGTTCGAAATATTTGTTGGAACCACTCTACTACTACAGCTTAAAAACATTTAACCAAAAACCAGTCGAAAAAACAAAAAATAATAAACTTATGTCAGTAATAAAAAACATTTTCAAGTCGGAGGAACGGAAAGCGTTGGAGCATTTCGGAGTAGTGAACGGAGACGGGAAACTTACCGATACCGGACGAGCGGAGTTTGTTGATTACCTCTATGAGAAGATGAACACGGAGCGTGAGGCATTTGTGGCACTTCTTATCGAGGAACACAAGAAAGTTACAAAATAACAATCTACTCATTATAAAAAGACCGCCGCAATGGTGGTTTTTTTATTTTCAGAAATACTCGAACATACACGCGACACATACACCACTATTTTTGTATTCCAATCCATGTTGTTTTCCACAGTCATCGCACACATAGTCATTCAACATTCTATCGCACCGTGAGCATCTCCGTCCTTCTGCTCTCCATTCCGGTCTTTCTTTTTTTATTTCCTTTGAATGTCTATACCTATCCACATCATAACACGACCTACATAATCCTTTAGAGGTAATTATCAATCCACAGTGTTTACACAATACTAACTTTTTCACATTTTAATTTTACCATTGAATAGTGAGAAAACAACTTTGACAGAATGGTATAGTTATTGCTTCGTTTCGGTCGTCTGTATGTTATTCGGGTATAGATAACCATATATCCTCGTGAAAAAAGAGAATGGAGATGAGGAAAACGTTATTCCGTTGTTTCTCGGCGTTTCCTCCGATACCGTGCCTACTTAAGTCATTCTGCTCGTTCGGCTCTACTTCTTTTGGGTGTATCGGAATGCATCATTCCCAAAAGCGAGGAGGTCATTCGGTGTAAAGATGAACCTTTTTATCGCAAGTATTTTTTAACGTGGACTACTTGCCCTACCCCGTTCCACACAATAAAAAACAGAAACCCCGACCTGAAATTAGGGGGTTGCGGGTCGGGATTACTATTTACAATCTCTAACCCCCTCTAACAGATTACCTATCCATTATAGCACATTTTTAGCCCACGTCAATTCAAATATACTGTGGGGGATAAGTGGGTCTTGCAAAACACAAGAAAGTATGCTTAGATTAAGCCATGCAAAAGAACTTCTGCGTTTCGTGCAATGAACCGATACACCATACTGAAAAAGAATATAGGGAAGTATACGGAAACTATTGTAGTCGGTGCAACAAGGAAATGGAAAATAGGTCTAAAACAAACCACATTCCAACACTAAATAAGGTAATAAGTGATTTAGGGAAAGAAAAGAGGAGGTTAGGAAGTGTAGGAACGCAACGCACTGGTCGCCCACGAAAAAAGTTCTATCTCACAGAAGGATATATTCCACGATGAACGAAATAATAACATCACATCAACTCAAAGAAGATATAGCAAAACTTCCGACACGGGAGAAGATGCACTTCATAAAGTTCCCGAAACTTGATGATATATATGGTGGGTTTTTTGGTGGAGAGATTTATACATTAGGTGCGTTTCCAGGGTCTGGAAAAACTACATTCCTTATATCACTCACAAAAGATTTAGCAGAAAACTATCCGTGTATGTGGTTTTCGTGTGAAATGACTTCCGAATCATTCTTGGAAATGTTCGGTACCGATGTTCCGATGTTTCATTTACCGAAAGAGATACCGACAATGGCAAAATCAGGAGAACGTCTACAATGGATAGAGACAATGATAAAAAAAGCAAAGAAAGAGTACGGTACGAAGATAGTGATGTTAGACCACTTGCAGTATCTCACAAATATAGTTGCGTCAAGTCAGGTACAGGTGGTGGACTATGTTATGCGGTATTTGAAAGAAATGGCGATACGGCAAGACATTACGCTGTTTCTCATAACCCACTTAAAAAAAGATACAGACGATATACGCAGACCCTCACTTGATAATCTTCGTGGTTCGCAAATGATAGCGGGAGAAAGTTTTGGGGTAATGTTTATTACGAGATTAAAGGAAAAAGAAGCGGATGAAGAAGGGGAACACGCGTGGAGTAATCGAAGTAAAATATATGTGGACAAGAACAGACGTGGTGGTAAACTTGGATATGTGAAGTTGGAATATGATTTTGCAAATAAGAAATTCATAGAATTATAAAGGTCAAAAACAAACAAAATAAATTATGGAAAACGTTAAAATTGGTGCTTTGTGGGAGAGAACGAGTCCGAAGGGAGAGGTGTACTTTGCGGGCGAGATAATTGTGAACGGAAATCCAGTAAAGATAGTGGTGTTCAAAAACACAAAGAAAGATAGCGAGAAACACCCCGATTACAGGATTTTGCTGTCGAACGAAAGGAAGGAGGGGCTTGTCATCGAACATGACTAAAGGAGAATACATACAGACGATAATCGAGGGCGTTATGCAGATATGGAAAACTGACACGCTCGCGGACAGCATACGTTCTCGAAAGATTTGGGCGGCGAAACTCATGAACGCATATTCGGACGAGGAAATAATGCTTGGTGCCGAATGGGTGCTCACGTGGAATAAGAACCCACGAACCATAGCGGAATTGTACTTTGCAATGCCTCGTTGGAAGAAAGAAAAAGAAAATAAAGCGAAACAGGAACGGTGGATGTTTGACTAATCATGAAATGTAGATGGTGTAAAAAAGAGTTCGGAGATAGGAAAACAAAACACGGAGATGTGTCTGTTCTGTGTGAGGAGTGCGCATATAAGAGTGCAACAGAACTTATAAGGTTAAAAAAGATAAACAAGGAAAAGTATCTAAAAGATAAGAAATTTGTTGTCCCGTCGGAAGAAGAAGTAAGTTTTTTATAATAAATGTCCTACAACACAGAAAAAGGCAGTTCTGGAGAAAGGGAATTTGCAAAGTTCCTATCAAAAACACTCGGGCTTGATTATGTGCGAGTGGGTGCACCAGAAGCAAGTAAAAAGATTTTGTTTGGTGATGTGGTGCGGCGTGGCGGTGGTGTTTGTTTTCTCGACAACTATTTTCTCGAATCGAAGAAAATGGCACACCCGAACGTCGTTGATATAGTTGAAGAACACGATGAGAAGGGTAAGCAATATGGTAAGTGGGGAAGTATTTGCTATATCACGCGTCAAGAGAAAGGAAGTAAAAGGTCGGGAACGGTTATTGCTATGTCTCCAGAAACATTTGCAAGAATAGCGAGAGATTTACACGGATATTATGAACAAGAACGAACTAATTAAAAACTTTGCTAATAGAGTGTTTGACGATGAACGCACACGAACCGTTGGGCGTTATTGGGCTTCTAATATAAAATCTATTATTGGTGGGTGGCTCACACCGGAAAACTTCTTTGAAAAAAGACCAATGGCATTGCAGAGTTGCAAGAATGTAATCACGGGAAACGCACTCGAAAGAATATATCACGAACTGCTTGAATATAATAAGGTAGAACACGTTTGGAATGGGAAGTACGAATTGAAAATAGATGATTTTGTGGTGGTGGTAAAACCAGACTTCATATTCAAGGATAGAGTAGAAGAAACGAAGTATATTGTGAGTGGGGATTATACTTCCTATGAGTATCAGTTGGAGTGCGAACATAGAGCCACCAATCTACCAGTATACTATGCTATTTTAAGTTCTCCGTTTGATGTAGAGCATAAGATTTTCGTTCCAAGCGAGGAGCGGTGGGAGTTTATCAAGAAAACACTATCAGATTTCCATAAAAAGTTATCCACCATTACCTCTTGCAATTAAATGTAAAGTATGCTTATATTAAACTATGGATATAAGAGAACAATTTGATATGGTCGCTAACGCAGTATTTCCAAAAGAGGAAGAACCGGCAGACGAAGATTGTGTTCGTGAAGGAGAAAGAGTTGATGAAAAAGATGGATGGGATTGGTTGGAAACAGACGAGGAGAAAGAAGCGTTCGCACAAGAAATGAGAAAACGAGATTTAGAAGTCGAACAAGCAATAGAAGATTCCAGAAACAACTAACATGTTAAAACCATTTGAAGCGGGAAAAAACGCAAAAGAATTAGGCATAGATACCAGTAAGAAGTTTGTGGTAGTAAATAATAGAGATACATTTCCAAACACTAAAAAAAGTCGAAATAACACAGACAGTACAAAAAAAGATACGGTTTATAAAGTGATATGGACGACGAAATGGACGACGAAGATGAATTTTATGTGTGTCCTAATCATATGAGAACTGGCGGATATGAATCGTGTTGTTTGTGTGGTGGTTGGACAGACGGAGAAGAACCAAGATTTTGTTCTGAGTCAGATGAGTATTAGTAGTTCTTTACAACGTTGTTGGTTTGTAGAAGCATATGAGTCGTGAGACGAAATACTCACCATCAGTTGTGGCTCATATGCTATTAAAAGCCAATCACACCGTGGTATTCAGAATGGGGGAGTGGCGGAATAGGTAGACGCTAATACTCGTAATCTGGTAAATCCCGCCAGACATTAAACAAAAAGGGTATCGAGGTGGTGACACCCCGCATTGCAACGTGACTATACGAGTAACGGGCAAATCCGAAAAATGTCATAGCTGGTAACAGATACTATGCAAATTGCGAAAGCGAGGAAAACTGTAGCCCATAAATGTCTCGTCAAATCGTTGCCTCTCCCACTCTGAATATCACACACTAAAATATAAATAATATGAACGAAAAACTATTAGATGTAAAAAATAATTGCGGTTGTTATGAACTCGGCGACACATGCTACGACAAAGAAGGAAATCCAACACATGGGACAAACGAAGAATGTAATGAATAATATGAACAGAACAATAAAATTTAGGGCGTGGAATATGGGGTTAATGTATTATTCGGATTTCGTTGTTAAAGCAAATGGTCAAGTTTTATGGTGGGAGTTAGAAAAAGGATATAAAATTTTATCAGATTGTCCGATAATGCAATTCACAGGACTTCTCGACAAGAACGGTAAAGAGATTTATGAGGGGGATATTGTTTATAATGAATCGGATAAATTCTTCAATTATGATATTCGTTGGGACGAAAAAGATGCCGGCTGGTCGCTAGGAGAAAATGGCACGCCAATAAAAAAGTACGCCCTGAACGAATTTTGGGAAGTAATCGGCAACGTATTCGAAAATCCAAAACTACTTAAATAATATGAAACACAATAAAAACAAAAATAGTTATAAAGAAATAAACGCGACCGTAAAATCCCTTGGTATTGTTGGAAATGACGGCATATACCATACGAAAAGCGGTGTACGCGTTGATTTAACGGCTTCCGCGTCTGATAGGTTGAGCGTACTTGAAAACGTAGTAAAAGAACTACTTAAATAATATGACCCCACAACACCAAGTAGCAAGTTTAGAACACATAACAGTCGAACAAATAAATAAGATATGAAACTTTACGAAATACCAAAAAAATCAAAGATATACGAGGAAGTAAGCGACGGAAGTTCTTACTTTATATATGACCACCTAGACGGAATGTATAGTTACTGTGTTTCAGAAAAAGGAGGGGTGTGTCATTTAGGACGAATGCAGGAACTAGTCGAATACAAGGACGGGTATAAATTTAAGGAATAAGATATGACCCACAAAACATATAAACAAATTATTGAGGAGTTTGATAAAGAGTTCACCAGAGACGATGGATTGATAAATAAATACTATTACGACGAAGACGGGCAAGTGGAATATGCACCAGTTATGATAAAACGCTTTTTCAAATCCCAAGCCATAAAGAGCATAGAGGAGGAGATTAAATACTGGAAGAACATTTTTGATAACCCGCCGAAAAGAGATAGACCATACCCTTGCGATAACTGCACGAAAAACATTTGTCGCATTGAAATTGAAAGGTTGGAAACACAAAAGAAACTTATTGAAGAAGATATAATATGATGAAAGGAAACGAAAAGGATTGTATATGTGAAAAGCAAAAAGGAAAACACAGAAAGTATTGCGACGCATTTAGGTTTTATCAGTTTATAAAAAAATGCAACGGAGTAAACATCAAAAAGGTCAAAAAAATAAATAAACAATAATTATGGAGAAAGAAAACATTAAAGATTTGATAGAAATTATTAAACATCCATCTGCGAACAAAGAATCGCTTTTAGAAACTGCTTATAAGCGTGGATATATTGATGGGATTAAATTTGCAAAGAAAAAGGCGATAGAAGCAATAGAATAAGAAAAATAACATGCAAAACACACAAAAAAATAAAAAGTTTGACGAAACGGAAATAAGTAGTTGCCCGCATTGTTTTTGCAGTACACACACGATTATGAAATTCGGTAATTTTTGTGGTAAGTGTGGAAAAGACAAAGACACACAAAAAACAGTAGAGGAATTAGGTTGGGTAAGAGTTCTGGCAAAAAGCAAAAACAAAAACGATTTAGATTTATTGGTTGCAAAGATACACGTTCTCGTATCACAGGAAAAAGCCACACTCAAAAAGCAGATACGGGAGGAGATAGAGAATATAGGCACAACGGACTGGTTACGAAATACATTTGGATTATGTGATGACGACACGCTTAACGCTGGAGAAGTTGAAGAAATGCTTAACCACTACCACAACGACATCCTTTCCATCCCACTACTCAAGGTCGAAGAAGATAAGAAAGAATAAATATGGAACAAGAAACAAATAGAGATATAGTTTACTTTCAGATTATTTCTGAAATTGAAAAAAACATTGAAGAAATAAGAAATAAAGTAGGTTTTATTTCGCAAACAACGCTGGAAAAAGCGTCCGAAAAACCAGTATCACGGAACCAACTTATTGGTAGATTAGATGACCTACTTAGTAAAACACAGTCGTTAAAAGACGGAATAGTAGTATAAGGTAGGAGTATGAAATTCAAAAACAAAAAGGAATGAAAATATTACTAACTGGTGCGGGAGGATTTGTGGGTTCACACATCCTCTCTCACCTACTGAAAAACACAAACCATAAGATAACCTGTATCTGTTCGTGGAAACACAGGGGTATGCCATATCGCATACTTGACGACAAGAACTATCAGAATAATAAAAGTCGTGTTGAGATTATAACCCACGACCTTACGTCGCCGTTTACGCAAGACACCAAAAGAAAGATTGGAGACCAGGACATTATATTAAATGTCGCTTCTGAAAGCCACGTTGATAGAAGCATAACCGAACCGGTGTCGTTTATACAGAACAACGTAAATGTTGTTCTGACTATGTTAGAACTAGCACGGGAAATAAAACCGAAATTGTTTTTGCAATTCTCTACCGATGAGGTATATGGACAAGCACCCACTAGAATAAATCACAAGGAATGGTCTCCGATAATACCAAGTAATCCATATTCCGCAAGCAAGGCAATGCAAGAGGACGCTTGTATTTCGTATTGGAGAACATACGGAGTGCCACTTATTATTACTAATACTATGAATGTGTTTGGAGAACGACAAGACAAAGAGAAATTTATTCCGTTGTGCATACAAAGTATTTTGAGTGGCAAAACGTTAAATATACATTCATATCCAGACGGAAAGACCGCTGGTTCCCGTTTTTATATTCACGCACGGAACGTTGCGAATGCAATATCGTTTATTACAGACAACATAGAACCAACGCAACACCCATTCGTAGATAGACCAGAACGATTTAATATAGTTGGCGAAAAAGAAATAGATAATCTCACCATGGCTTCAATGATAGCGGATATTATAGGAAAACCACTAAAATATAAGTTGGTGAATTTTCATTCAATCAGACCAGGACACGATTGCAGATATGCGTTAGACGGAAAGAAACTTGCGGACGTTGGTTGGAAACCAAAAGTATCGTTCGAGAAGTCATTACGAAGCACTGTATTATTCACGTTGAATGAGTTATCAACAGAAAATACTTGCATTAAACCACAAAGTATGCTTAAATAAAACCATGGAAACACAAAGAACATTTAGTAAGGAGAGCGGGGCGAAATATGGACTTGAAAAGAAACAGAAGTTCATAGGAGAAACCGTAAAGAGAAAGGAGAACTCGATAACGGAAGCGGCAATAAGAAGGGACTCTGCTATGTTCGCATCCGTATCTGCAAAACATGAATCTAGGGAAAGTTTGACTGAGGAACTTGAATACTGGACAGAGTTCTTTTCAAACCGATATGCACAACAGGAACAAAAAGAAGTCGAAGAAAAAGTAACATTAGATTATGGAACAAATAACGGGAAAGGTCTTGTCATATAAGACATTAAAAGCCGGAACTACCAATGGAAAAAAATGGGAAAAAGGATTGGTGGAATTGGAAACTGATACCGAGGTGGCTAAGTTCTCTACGTTCGATAAGAAATTTATAGATTTAATTGGCGTAAGAGATACGTTCGATTATGAAGAAAAAGAATACCAAGGAAAGAAATTCTATAATATCTACACCAAGAAAGAGGTAAAACAACCCACGACACCACAACATAAAGAACCAATGGAACACAAGAACGACTCGATAGTGGTTGGAAATAAAGACACTCTGTTTGAGGCGGTGAAACTACTGCATAGTGCATTGAAATCGTGTAATGATGCTCTCGATATAATTGAGAACGAATTAGTATGACGTTAAATATAGAAGAACAGAACAACTTTGAAATGCACGAATTTTATTGCTCTCATTGCGAACGGTGGTTTATAACAAAGTTTTTCAATGGAGTTATCGGGTGTCCGTACTGTCTTATGCCAGTCGAACTTAACGGGAGTTTTAACATCAAAGATGTCAACGCAACAGAAATACAATAAAACACAGAAACTTCTTGAAGAATATTACGCACTTAAAGAGTTGAAGAATAAGATTTATTTCAGAGAAGGAAGAATATTGTTTGAGTTATTTAAGGATTCTCTTTACAAAGAAGCGTTTGGTGGCGACAAGTATGAGGCAATAGAACCAAGTTGGAAACGGTTTACTACTGAGATAACGGAAATGCCGGTGTCTACCGCAGACCAGAAAAGAAAGATTTATGGTAGGTGGATTTCTGAATTGGGATACACCGAAGATGATTTGAGTGGTATCACCTATACGAAGTTATACTATGCTATTCCGTATGCAAATGATAGGAAAACAGCCGACGAGATAGTGAAGTTTGCTCTTGAAAATCCTTGCGATATAGAGAGTTTCAACCACTTCCTTAAAACAAATTACGAAAAAACTCAATAGTGAAATGAACGTAGTCTTATTCGACATAGAAACGGAACCGAACATTGGGTACACGTGGGGAAAGTGGGAACAGAACGTAATAGATTTCGTGAAAGAGGGTGGGCTTCTCTGCTACTCGTATAAGGTTCTCGGAGAAAAAGTGGTACACTTCGAGTCAAAGGAACACCAGAGCGAAAAGGCACTCGTAAAGAAACTCCACTCATTGTTCTCAAACGCCGAAATACTGGTCGCACATAACGGGGACGAATTTGACATCAAGAAATCGAACGCATTTTTCATACGGGACGGACTTACTCCGCCGAACATCACAAAAAGCATAGACACGAAGAAATTGGCAAAGAAATTCTTTAGATTCAATTCAAACAAACTCGATGATTTGGGAGAATATCTCGGACTTGGACGAAAGGTTGATACGGGAGGATTTGACTTGTGGCTCGGATGTATGGCGAACGAAAGGAAATCGTGGCGACTTATGGAGAAGTACAACAAAATGGATGTGGTGCTTTTAGAAAAGATTTACAATAAACTGAAATCGTGGAACCCGAACCTTATAAACACCGCACTCAATTCCTCTCTCTGTGCGTCGTGCGGCGGAAAGCATTTTATTAAAAGAGGCTATGCCTACTCAAACAATGGAAACACAAAAAAAAGAAAGGTCGTCTGTAAAGACTGTGGAAAGTGGGGTACAATAAAGATATGAATCACGTCAAAACATTTTTGAGGGGTAAATACGGAATACAACACAGTTGGTATATAGATGACTTTGGATTTAACAGAAATTCACTTTGTGTTATTCACAAAAACGAAGACGGCTCACTGAACTATTATCCAATATTTTGTATAGTGCGTGTACATAACATCAACGACAAAGAACCGTATATGAATGGAGATAATGTATTGCCTTTTACTGATGAAGAATACGAGGAAATGCTCGATAAAGAGGTATCTAAAATACAATAAAGATATGAAAATAGAAGAACTAAAAAACACCGTGATACAAGGAGACTGTTTAGAAGTAATGAAAGATATACCTGATAAGATTATTGATATGGTTTTGACTTCGCCACCCTATAATCTTGGGAATACCCACCATACTGGAGGTAAGAGACACAAAGCATACAGTGATAATTTACCAGAAGAAGAATATCAACAACAGCAGAAATGTTTTTTAGACGAATGTTATAGGATATTAAAAGACGATGGAAGTATTATTTACAATCACAAGAACAGAATAAAAGGTGGCATCCAGATAACTCCTTACGAGTGGATATTGAAAACACAGTTTATAGTAAAACAGGAAATAGTTTGGTTCAACGGGTCACAGAATTTTGACAAAATAAGATTTTACCCAATGACCGAAAGAATATACTGGTTAGCGAAATCTTCTAAAACTAAATTATTCAATACAATAAATCATCACGATTTATTTGATAAAAAAGAATGGAAAGCAGTTGGAACAAGAGGTTCACATACAAGAGCATTCCCTGAAAAAATGGTAGAAGACATATTAAAATGTTTCCCTGACGCTAAATTAGTCTTAGACCCATTCGCTGGTAGTGGAACTACAGGAGTAGCTTGTAAAAACCTAAATAGAAACTACATCCTAATAGAAAAAGAACTTGAATACGTTGAAATAATAAACAAAAGATTACAGTCCACACTAAATCTGCTATAATATGAAAATTGGAAAATTAAAAAAAGAAATAGGAAAGTGGCAGTTTTGTTTTGACACAGGATTGAGAAATTATGATGTATTTGGAATTCGTCCATATATTAGATTTTTCTTTATAAAGTTTGTGTCTATCCCCTTGCCGGGAGATGTGATATCAAAAGAAAATTATACGGGATTCATTTTCGCTGTACGCGTCGTTTGGGACGAATGCGTTGTTAGAGAGAAAATGTTTAGATTGCCAATGGTTATGATATTAAATGTGCAAAGAGATTACATGAAAAAAAACACACTTGTTGAATATGGAAGAATATTTGACCCAATTCTTGGACGTACGGGGTTGTTTTTGAAAATCCATAAAAAAGTGTTTGTGCTTACGGAATCAAGAAAAATACATAGAATCGTATATCCAATAAAAATAAAGAACATACTAAAATTCGGTCTATGAAATGATTTTTAAATCTGTTATACTATAAGTACCTTAACAACATCGTATCTCGGAACCCACAGATAGTGTATGAGTAATCATCGTTCGGTTTCTAAACCGAAAACACTGCCCGTGGGAAGAGCATCGGTTGTAACCTACGACAATGTTGAACGAAAGTTCTATTTCCCCAACGCAGGGAAGGCATTGTATGTGGGTTTCGGGATATGAAATCGGTTCATTTCCCTTCATTCTGAAAGGAATGGAGAGTATATTCTTCCTCTTAACCCTCGGGTTGAGGGGAAATGGACTGATAAATTTGTGTTGTGTGTCATAGGAGTATGTGCCCACAACAACAAAAAAGACGGTAAATGCCGTCTTTTTCTTTGGAACAAACCGCCCAGAACCGAGATAAACTCTTGTGAAGGCAGTGGATATACGGTTCGTTCGGGGAGAGTCCCTTCATTGACTTATCCCATACGCACATTATAGCATATTTCATATTGAAATACAACTGTGGATAACCTCTCTTGCAAAAGCTAAAGAAGTGTGCTATCATTGAACCATGAAAAAGAAAATAATCGTATTGTGTTTTTCGTTTCTCGTCGCATTTCCGTTTGTTTCCTATGGAGCGCAAGAACCAGTTACGGTCGAATATGTTGAACAGGTAAGACAGCAAATAATAAATTACCTACTTGAACAGATAGCGTTGCTTCAAGCACAAGTCGCAGAACTCATAGCAAACCAAGCCGCGCAAAACGTTCCGGTGATAGGTTCGGTTGAGATACCTATATTTGTTGATGTTCCTGTTCTTGTGGAAGAACCGAAAGACACCAACGCACCGAAGATACTTTACACAACGTTCTATAACTCCAGTGGGCGTGGTGGAGAAATATTCGTTGGGACAGACGAACCATCTAAGGTAAGCGTTTACTACATAAACAGAAACAACCAGAAATTGATAAATGCAAACGCATTTAGAAATAGCTGGGACGACTTGGTTGACGAAGCATATAAAGAGGAACTTGCTGGAAATGGTGGTTCGTACCAGACGCAATCTTTTGCAACATCAACGAAGTTAACTTGTTTCGACGCTGGAATGACGGACGGCGAACGGTACATTCTTCGCTTTGAAGCGGTAGATGAAAGTGGTAACGTAGGACAGGAACAGTATCTACGTGGCAAAAAGTATAATGCCACCATATTTTGCTCACAGTAACCACAAAACTCTGGTATAATTATATGTAGGTAATGATACCTAAAAAATTGGTTCGTGGCACAGTGGTTCTGATTAGTAAGGGGTTAGTGGCTCTATTGATAGGAACGAACGTATCTCTGTATAATCCCGCATTAGCACAAGCACCAGTAAATGAAACGGAAGGTCGGCAACTTCCAAACATCCAAACCTTGTCAGAACACCCGCTCGCGAACTCGTTTGAACTAGATGAAAAAACAAATTACAAGTTTATATTATATGTCGAAACACTTGCAGAAGGATTATCGTATAAGGATTTCGTAAAATTAAAAAACCTTATTCATTGTGAGAGTTCGTGGCGACCGGATGTCTATGGCGATAGCGGTAAGGCATACTCATTAGCACAGTTTCACGAACCCACATTTGAAGATTTCAAAAGGTGGTCGGAACAATCTCACTTGGAATATAAGAATCCAGAACACCAATTAAAATTACTCGTATGGGCGTACAAAAATCACAAGATGAAAAACTGGACGTGTTGGAGTGCGGGGTCTGCGGTAAAGAAATAGATACGACCGACTTGCTTTTCAGACTAAAAAATAGACTTCCTATAAGAGTGTGTAAATATTGCTACAGATTAGGCACAGAACAACTGGAACGTGCCGCCAATCGCAAGAAATCGCACCAGGTTCAACGAAAATAGTCCTGGTGGTACATTATGTGTACAACAAAAAGCCCCCTCTTGTGGGGGCAATTTTGACAAATCTCTTATTCTATTCTCAAATATTTATCGAGACTCAAAATTCCACCAGACAGTCCACCGACAATCCCCGCAATCGCAAGCGTGTTCAAAATGGAACCCAAGTCTGCCCAGTTTGCAGGAGCGACTACCTGAATCGTCGCAAGTGTCGCAACTGCACCAGAAAGGAACCCGCGAAGGAACCGAAGTGCCACACCTTTTATGATATTATATTCCATATTATTCTTTATTTTTTAGACCTTTGATTATTTCCTCTATGATTATTTTAATTATAATAAATGGAAGTGCGATATATTGAAAAATCATCTCTTTAATTGTAACATAACTTTCTCTATGAGTGAGCCGACAACCCACGACAACGGAAACAGGTCATTCGTATCTTGCCAATCTCCTTCAATCTTGAACCAGTTTAAGTCTATGAATTGCATTGGGTCTATCGCACCATTCACTCCGTTGTCTGCGTTCTGCAATACTCCATTATGGAACATAAATGCCATTATGTGCAAATGCGAACCAGCAAACGGATTACTTTCCGATGGTTCTGGAAACACCCTACCAGAGTTTCCAAGTTTCATTATTTCTTCTCCGTATATAAACTTTGTTTTGAGTGTCGCAACTTGCGAGGCGTGCCAAAACACCCAGAAGATTTGTTTCGTAACTCCATCCTCTTCGTATGGCTTGCCCCACATATAAATCCCATTTCCTTTTGTTGCCATAGGAGTATCGAAGAACACTCTATCGCGGGTCATTTCTTCCCATGCGACAAGAGAACACCCATAGGTCGCTATGTTGCTATCTCGTTGCGAACCACCAATCTTCATTATTGCAATATCAACTCCATTGTGAAATGGAATTTCTATGCCGTTCTTCTTGTACCATTCGTCGTTTGATGTTTCGCCATACGGTTGAGAGATGTACGGAACGCACCCAACGGGTACTTTTATGGGAAGTTTGTACTTCATACTATGAATTTTTCATGTAGTACGCCAGTATCGCAATTCCGCCAAATATCACAAACCAATCGTTCATTTCTTTTTTGGAATATACGCACGACTAAATTCATTCAAGACATTGTTTTCGAGAAGTAGTTTCTGCAATGCTTTCTTTTTGTTCCATTCCGAATATGTTTCCTGAATGTCCGCATCTATCGGTTGCACTTTTGCGCCAACATTTCTTAACAGTTCTTCCATGAGGTTTCTTTTTTGATTCTCGTCTGAAGCACTCAACGCACCCTTAATTCCTTTATACTGTCGTTCTCCTTTTTCATTATACCCACCAGGAAGTTGGTCTCCAATAAGCGGTGGAACGTATGTTTTAGTGAGATATGTCATTAGGTCTTTGAGTTGTTTTTCTGTTGGGTCTGTCGCTTTCCAAATTGAATTGCCGTAGAAATCCTTGTTCTTTGCTATTGCGGACACCGTTTGAATGAACGGAGATTTGTTCATTACTGTCGTAGCAACACTTTCGGGAACCCCACTATCAATATTCTGGCTCCTTTCAAGAAAATTACCAGCAAGAATATCTCCAAATGGAAGAATGTAGGTGAGGTCGAAGTATGCCGAACGACCATCCTTGTCTTTTATGGGAAGTTTCACATAGAATCCGTCTTTGACCCACGATGGTTCCGTCTCTCTTTCCCGTTCCAGTTCTTTTATGTCCGACTGCGATTCTATTGCCTGTTTTATTTTACCGATTGCGGATATTCTCTGTGGGTTTTTATATGCGGTTTCAAGTGCGAGTGGCGTTGATTTAACGGTAAAGGTTACGAACGGAAATCCAAACAAACTCTCACGGAGTTTTCTCACGAATGGAGTTACCTGCGCGTAATTAAACGTAGCAGATTCCGCCGCCTTCCACGCTTCTTCTGGAGAAAGTTTCCTTATGTTCTTGTTGAATATATATGCACTCAACTTTGCGAAGTTCTCCTCTCCCTGGTAAATATCGCCAAGTTTCTTTTTTGTGGTACTCCACGCCGTACCGAGTTTACCCATTACCTTAGAAGCCTCTGGTACTTCCAAAAGATTTTTCAATTCAGCAGACGCAAACGTATCAACGTTATACCCATACTTTCGTGCTTCCTCTGCATATTTTCCTCCGCCTTTCGCAATCTCTTTTAACGCTATTGCGTTAGATTTTATAACACGCGGGTCAAGTGGATTCATTCCTAATTTCCACCAGTTCAATAACTGGTTTGAAACTACGTTTCGCGCGTGTGTTCCTGGATTCATAACCACCTTGAAGTATTTGAAGTTTGCCACAAGGTTTTTTGCTATTGTGTCTTTTGCTGGTTCTATAATCTCATTAAGATATAAAGCAACGTTGTCTGGAACATATTTACCAGCGAGGTCTCCAAGCCGTTGTCCTTTTGCGAGTTTAGTGAATCCGTCTTGTGCAATGTCAGTAGAAAACTTTTCAGATACTGCCCTAAAGAGTTTTGCATTTTCAACATCTCTCGCTAAATCAACCGTACTCTTAAATAAAAGATACGCGGGATTGTCAATTTGTGTAAGTCCAAACTCCGCAACGTCAGCAACCTCTTTTCTTTTCTTTATTCCTTTTATTCCGGTTTTTGCTATTCCGAATAATCCTTTTTTCTTTGCGTCCTCATATTCAAGATACGCGTTCTTAATATACTCTCCTACATTTTCTTCGTATTTATCCTTAGAAAGCAATCCCAAATCAACCGCTTCTTTGCCCAGATTATCGAGTTTTGTGTAAAGTTCAGATACAACGCCAAGTTCGTCTTTTGACAACGTGTCTTTCACTTCGTCTATTGACTTTCTTATAAACCTTCCCGTTTCGTCTTTTGTGAGTAATTTACTTGCGGTTTCCTTGTTTATTTTTCCAACTCCCTTTACAAGGTTCACTATGTTCTCCGTATCAACAGCAATATTCTTTACACTTCTCTCATACGTTTCTTTGAACACGGGGTCAGCACCGAACATCCACGCAAACTTTGACGCAAAGTATTTTCCTGCCCGCGTTCCTCCTTCGAGCGTTTCAAATGTTTTTTCTGTTCC